GGATCGTCGGGCAGTTGGAAATCGCCAGCGTTACAGCTTGCGGTGGATGCTGGTTGAACTTGCTGGCGATCTGATTCCAATCGTCTGTCCAGTAGATGAGCAGCTTGATCGTGGCGTCGACCGAGATCGGCAGCGTCGAGGAAACGTCGTGCTCGTACGACGTGACCTCTTGCGTCTTCATGTCGATGTCAACATCGACCTCGCGAACACCCTCAAGTACGGCCCCGTCGAGACTGAGCGTTTGATCGCGGCCCAGCTTGACCTTGGCGGACACGGCTTCAGTCCTCTGCGATCTGGAGCCCGTACGAGACCGTGTATTCGACCTTACCCTTGGGCGTGACCGTTTCCTTGATCTCTAGGACCGTGGCCTCTAGGCCGTCGCCGTCGCCGAGACCGGCGACGTTGCACGCCCCAACGTCGCCGACGGCTGCATCATGGTTGGTGCAGGTTACGTCGATCGTGATGTCGGTGAGCCCGGCCATGTATTCCCATTGGGTTAGGGCCGTCGCCTTGAACGTAGTCACGTCAAGCTGGTTGCCCTGGACGTTGGCCGTGACCGTGATGATGTCGTCGTTCACGACGCCGGGGATCGTGGCAACGCAGTCGCGGCCGAGCTTGTAAGTCGTGGTTGGCATGCGTGGTTTCCTTGTGCGTTAGGAGCGGAAGTCGCCGGGGCCGATTACGATCTGGTTCGCCACTTCGCTCTCCTGGCCCGGCTTGAGCGTGAGCTTGTAGGTGACGATTCCCTCCTGCGGTTCCTCGCGGTTCGCCTGCATGCAGATAAGCGACAGCGCCTCGCCGTTGATCGTGCAGGAATACGACTTGCCGACGGAGAACGACGTGTCGGCCTCGGCCAGCACCGTGCATTCAAACGTCTTGTCGGGGAAGCTCGCGACCGTCTTCTTGATGGGCAGTGCCCCGGCCCGCGTGGTGATGTCGATCCGCTCGCCGGAGAGCGTCAGCGTCAGGTCGGTCACGCCTTCGAGGCCGCTGACCGTGTAGTCCTTGCCGAGCGTGTAGGTGACTGCCATTTGGGCCTCTGATGCGTGAAATGCGGCATGCACCGCACCTGAACATCAGTATACCAGCACGCTACTGCGGCCCGCGGACGAGGCCGGCCGAAAACTGGCCCTCGAACATCTTGGCTATGCGTGATCGAGACTTCGCGAGCGCCGGCCCCATGAAAGGGCGCTCCGGGTATCGGAAGGTCTTTCTCTGTCCCGTCGGAAGCCATCCGCCGCCGCTCCCGGGGCTATACCCGGGCGATACCCATCGCACGATAGGCTTGGTGTATCTCGCGTACTTAGGAACCCATGCCCACGCCTCGAGCACCTTCTTGCCGCCGAACTCGTGCAGCATTGGAATGCCCCAATCGCTGCCTTTCTTGCTTGGGCCAACGACGGCCGAGTGCGTGATCTTGTCGTAGCCGTTGTAGAGATTCCGCCTGAATCCGAGCATGTGGGACGAAGGGACGTGCGTGTACGGGGGCGAGCCAGGAGGGGAGGCTGGCGGAAACTGGATTTCTTGGATGGCTAGCCCCAGTGCATTCCTGGTCGACACCCGCAGCCCTGGGATTGAGGCGAGCTGCCTCAGCGACAAGTTTGGGTTGTCCCGCATGACCTTGAGCCTGGTCTTGGCGGCCCCAACCTTTTTGATCGACTTTGTAGCCGTCCGCCGGACCAGCAGACTCGCCTTCGTGAGCGAGTTGTATTCCATGGTCGTCAATGCGCTCTTCACCGCGGCGCGGTCGAAGAACATATTCACGTTGATCGTCGTCGGGATCCCCGGCACCTTCCCCAAGGAAAGGCCCGGAAATACCCTTGGCGACCGCACGAAAATAGCCATGCGTCACCTCACGGCGCCGAGGCCGGCAGCTTGTCAACGCCAATCATCCACGTCACTTCGACCTGGGCCAGGAACACGCTCCGCTCATTGAGCGACTCCCGGTCGAACGGCACGGGCACCGTGATGTCCCGCCAATCGCTCGAGCCCGCGAACGACGCCAGCGTGACCTTGTAGCTGCGGATCGCATCGACGATGCCCTGCACCAGCTCGTCGAGATCGTCGATCTCCGTATCGTTGCTGACGCTCTTGGCGATCACGATCCCGAGCACCGGGTTGAAGAAGTCCGCCCCCCGGGGCGGCTGGTCCTGCTGGTTGATCTCGTACGGGCCGGGAGTGACGCTCACCTTCACGACGCCCAGGTCGTCGGCGGTGTAGTCCGGCACCCGCCGCCAGGCGGCGTCGATCGACGTGATCGCCCCGGGAAACGTGTAGGCGGACAGGGCCGCCGCGAGGTCGTTCCCGGCGATCCGCTGGACGTTGGTGGTGGTCGGCGTGGGCATGGGCTATCTCGTGGTTGTCGCCCCGGCCTGCCACCGAGGCGTGTACGGGCAGAGTTGGCACCCCAGGCCGCAGCAGCGGCCGGCGGCCAGGAGGACGGCGGCGGGTGTCGGCTCGGTCACAGGCTCGCCGCCTCGCGGAACGCTGCGTCGAGCGTGGCGTCGTCCAGGCCGAGGGCCGGGCCGAGCACCGCGAGCCACGGGCTTGCCCGGTGAACCTCGGTGCCGTATTCCCATTCGACGCGGACGCTCTCGCGAGTGATCGGATCGGCCAGCGACGAGATCGCGGCATCGACGGACGCGAGGCTGATCGCGCGGCCCACGAGCCATAGGCGGGCCTGGCGAGCGGAGATCGACGCCGGGACGGGAGATGTGTCTGGCGCGTACTGCCAGCCGGCCTGGAGCTGATCGCCAGGGACGGCCGTGCATCCGTCAGGGGGCGACCAGCCTGCGGGAACGTCATCCCGCACAAACGTCACCACTTGGCCCAGAGCGTTGAGTATCGCGATTGCCATTAGAACCACACCGTTATGCGAACGTATCCGTCCCCGCCGTTACCGCCCGCGCCCGAGTTGCCGCCGCCCCAGGCTGCGACATCGGCTGACGCCCCGCCGCCGCAGCCTCCGCCGCCGTACTGCACCGCCGAAGCGCCAGCCGTCGCGGCCCCGCTGGTCGCGGCAGCGCCTCCACTGATGGACGAGCCGAATTGCGACGAGTTCAACAGCAGCGTACAGGGACGGTCGACGGCGCCAGGGGTCCGGATCACGCTCGATCCGTCAAGCGAGCCGCCCGCCGCGCCAGGCAGCGAAATGTTTCCGTTACCCGCGATTACCTCCGGCACGGACTCGCCGGCCGATGTGGTGCTCGCGGCTCGCCCAGTGATGCCGCGAAACGTCACGTTGCGATTGCTCACGGCGGTGCCGCCTGCCGCACTGGTCGCCTGAGCACCAGCCGCGCCGCCGTTGCCAAACTCCGCGCGCAAAACGTAGGAGGACTGACCGTTGAAATTCAGTTCGGTCACTGTCCCTGCGGTCCCGGCTTGGCCGTTCGTTGCGTCGGTCGTTGCCGATGCGCCGCCGGCACCGCCGGAGCCTACGGTGATCGTCAGCGACGTAGTGATAAGCGACGCGGCGATAGTCGTCTGGACAACGCCGCCGCTCGCACCGCCGCCGCCCCCGGCCCGCGTTGTCCCTCCAGGACCGCGTCGCCCGCTGCCGCCGCCGCCGCCCCCTCCGATCATCAGAATTTCGAGGAGCTTAGCGCCGCTCGGAATAGCCCATGTGTACGGGCCTGGAGCGGAGCCGGTCGATCCTGACGCGCCAGCGCTCCGCGTGAACTCGTAGACGACCGCCTTCGTGACCGTGATCGCGCCGGTCGCCCCGTCGACGCTCGTCACTGGCGGCGCGGCGTAGGTCTGATCGCCCCGCAGAAACGTCGAGGCCGACGCCGTCCCGCTCCCGAGCCGCGCCGTCGCGATCGTGCCGCTCGTGATGTCGTCGGCAGCGTGGGTGTGCGACGTAGGGTTCCGCGAATCACTGAGCCGCGAATCGTTGCCCTGGCAGAACGTATTCGCCGACGTGCCGAACGATCCCGCCGCCAGCACTCCACCAGTGGTCGTGATGATCGGCAGATTCGCCGTCGTGCCGATGGCGCCGTTGTTTGCGATGTTTCCGTATGACGGAAACTGGAACCCCACTACATCTAAGGCGTCATAAATTCCGTCTTCATTTATTTCCGCCAGAAATTCCCCAGCGGCTCCCTCTATGACGTTTCCCCAGAGGGTGCTGGCCGTCGTTATCGCGCCGCCCTCCGTGGTGACGACGATCCGCTCGCTGACCGTGCCGATCTTGCCGTCGGCCGTCAGGTTGCCGTGGCTATGGCTCGTCGCCGCGTAGGCCGTGCTGACCGAAATCACGCCACCCGTGATCGTGACGCCGCTGCCGATCTTCACGCCGCCCAGCACAGACGATGAGGCGGTCGGCAGCGTGTACGAGGAGGCGGCCGTCGTCTGGACCGTGGAGTCGGCAAACGTGATGCCACCAGCCGGCAGCGTGATCGGCGAGTCGAGCACGATTGGCTGCGGCGTGCCGTTACCGCCGACCGATACGCTCCGCAGCCTGCCGCCCTGCCAGTTCAGCTCGTAGCCGACCGCACAAATCAAACCGAGTCCGTTGGCCCCGCCGGTCTTGTTGTCGAACGAACCGACGACCACCTGTGTCGCGTTGGCGAGCGTCAGGCCGGCCGGCGTCAGCGTCGTCGCCCCGGCCGAGTTGTGGACCGACAGTGCCGTCGGCTCGACGGTCGCGTATTGGCTGTTGTCGGCCGTCACCTCGACGCCGAATCCCCAGCCACCGACCTCGGAGTTGACCGAGCCGGTCGAAAGCGTGATGAGGGCGTCCTCGTCCATCGCGCCGCCGGCGAGCGTCAACAGGTCAGGCTTGCCCTCAATCGCCGACCAAGTCGGCGTGATGTCCGCGAGCTGAACGTAGCTGGCCTGGCTCGTCACTGAGCCGGCCCCGCTATAGACCCACCGGTAGCCGTCGGTCGTCACCACAACCACGCCTTGCGTGATCTGTGCCTGCTGGCCGCTCGTCAGGTCGGCGATCGCCCCCGACGACACGATTACCTTCCCGGCACCGGATGCCGGCACGGCTCCGGCAACCGTCACCGTGGCCGTGCCGCCGCTCGAGACAGTGGCCGTAGCGGCCCCGCTGCCGCTCACGCTCACGGAGATCGGATTTCCGGTCGCGACCGAAACTGTGAGGTCTGGCATAGCGTCTTACGGGTTGAATGGGCGAACCGATCCCGACAGCACCGTGCGGGTGAATCCGGCCGGGGTCACCCAGCGGAAATACCACCGATAACGGGTCGTGACCGACAGGGCTCCGGTCTGAGTCTCCGTCCACGAGAACTTCACCGTGGTTGTCGTGACGTTGTTGCTGGTGGCCGTCGTGCTCGTGATCGTCGGGGCCGCCACGTTCGCCTGCGTAGCCTCGTTGATGATCTGGCTCGACAGGGTGTAGCCGGTGAGATTGGCGTTGAACGTGGCCGTGAACTCCATCTCATCGCCCTTCACGAGCGAGAGATTCAGGACGCCGGGCAGAGCGGAATAGTCAGGCATTTTCGTACCTTGCGGTCTCTTGCGTGTGAATCCTGCGTGCGGCCTGCGACCTGTCAGCCCACCGCCAAGCCTGCTCGCTACCCTCCGGTATCACCACCGTGCAAATCGCCTCGACGCCGCCCTCAATGAGCGTCAGCGTGTCGCCGCGTTTGGGCGTGACGTGCAGCTCGTCTTTGGAAATCACGAAATCCCTGGTCTCCATCCGCACGATCTGGCCGGCCGCGTTCATGGCTTCCCACCGCCCGACCGCCAGCGTTGCCTGGCAGGCGATCGGGTGGCCCTGGCCGCCGACGCGGTACTGGACCGGCACCGAAAGGTATCGCCGCCGCTGGCTCTCCAGCCACTTCGATCCGTCGGCGATCATGTCCACGTCGTCACCTCACAGTGCCACCATGGCCGGGCGGCTCCTGCAGGCGATTGGCCCACGAGGATGCCGCCCGGCCACCATGCCGGCGGATCAAGCCTTCAGCAGCTTGATGGTCGCGGTCGCGTCACCCGACGCCGCAGCGGCCACCGCCCAACCGGCGAGCGTGTTGCTCGTCGCGGTCGTGGTGAGCACGTTGTTGGTCGCGTCGTAGTAGACCTTCGCCCCGAACGTCACCGCCCCGCTGGCCTTGGCGTGCTCGATCACGCCGTCGACGATCAGCGAACCCCGCACGTTGGCCGCGATCGCGGTCTGAGCGACCCCGATCCCGACCGAACCGATCACGACGATCGCACCGGCGGCCACAGCCGAACCGGGCGTGTAGTCGATCGCCTCGCCCTCCTGCACAAACCTTGCCATTGTTCAACTCGCTTTCTGGAAAATGAAACGCTTGACGGGAAAGCCCGGCGGCTGGCTTGGGCTCCAGCCGCCGGGCACGAAGAACATCACGACGATCAGGCCGTCGCCATCCGGTAGCAACCCTTCGACTCGGCCTTCGCGACGCCGAAGGAGTAGTGACCGCGGACCTGGATGCCGAGCGTGTCGAAGTCGGCTGCGGCCTGCTCGACGGTCGGCGTGCGCTGACCGTTGAGGAACGCGACCTCCATCGCCGGCAGCTCGCCCGGGTTCGCCACGAGCCACCAGGTCGAGGCGCTCGTCAGGTAAGACGAGGCGACCACCTGGTAGCGACCGGCCAGCACGTTGACGTTCGTCCGCGTGCTGTTCTCACCGGTGATGAGCAGCGAACCGCTCATCAGCTCGGCGGCCGTGATCTCCAGCTCGGGCGGCACGAGCAGCATCGCCGGGCTGATGCCGAGCGGGTTGCCGTCGCCGTCCTTCAGCTTCCGGTAGCTGGAAGCCGCCGTCTTCAGCGAGCCGATGGCAAGAGCGTTGCCGCTGCCCGCCGTCTCCTTCGCGAAGTAGGTGCTGTTGGAGCTCTCGAACTCGCTCCAAAACTCCTTGTTCAGCTTGATCGCGGCACCGCGACCAAGCCGCTGCGGGACAACCGTCAGGGCGCCGAGATCGTCGTTCACGATGTCGACCATCGTGATCGCCGACAGGCGACCGTACAGGTTGGCCTTGATCGACCGGGTCTCGTCGCCGGCTTCGGCCATCTTCAGCTCGCCGCCGTTTCCGACCTGGTCGAACTCGAAGCCGCCGGTGACGCGGACGCCCGTGACCTGCTTGTAGTCACTGACGCTACGCACCGACGAGATCATGTCCCACGTCGTCTCGACCGCGGTGAAGCCCTGGAGCAGGAACTTCCCGTAGGTCGCCGAGATGACGTTGCTGATCGAGTGGGTTGCGAACCCGCTTGCCAGCACCTCGCGGATGTTGCCGGCCGAGATCCGGGCCGGGCCGGTGTAGCCGTTGGCACGGGCCGCCTCGACGAGCACCTCACCGAGCGACGTGTTGCGTCGCCGACGATCGGCCGCCTCGAGCACCTTGGCGTCGTAGGCACGGTCCACGCCGGGCAGTCCGCCGGCGAGGCACAGAGCGGCCTCGATCACCTTGGGGTTGCTCGTGGCGTCCGCGTCGACGACGTGGACGGCCGGAGCCTTGGGACGCTCGGCACGCACCTCGTCGAGCCGCTCGGCGCGAAGCCGCTGGATCACAAGATCCGCGACATGGCCGGCGTCGATGAGGGACGCACCGTCGCCACCCTTGGCCTCGACGATGGGCTTCGGTTCCACGGCGACGTTCGCCGGGGCTTCCGTCTTCGGCACGGCGGCCTCGACGGGCTTCTCGTTGAGCTGATCGCTCATGGAATCACCCTCATTCGCCTCGGCGGCGATAGCCGCGGACGTTCGACCGTCCGCACCGAACAGAACCACGCTCGTCTCCCGAAGGTCGGAAGACCGAGCAACAGTCACAGGGCCGGCGAACTCGCGACCGTTCACGGTCACGACACCACCGGCACCGATGTTTTCGAGGCCGCCGGCGTCGGCACCGATCGACGCCTGGAGCGGTACGCCTGACTTGGCGAACCGAATGAGCTTGTCCGCCACCGGCTCGCCGCGGATCAACTCGCCACGGATCACGAGCTGCCCGCCGTCGTTCACGATCTCGGTTGAGCGGCCGATCACGCTGTCGAGCAGCGGCACTTCCTTGCCGTGGGCGTAGAGGATCGGGATCGACGCCTTCGCCGTGTCCATGCCGGCCAGGTCGACGACCAGCGGGTTGCGGCTCCAGCCCTGCCGGATGGACGCACCGGTGTAGGCCACCAGCTCAAACGTCGCCGGGGCGGCGTCGTCGGCGGCCTGAATCTGAAGCTGGGCGGCGAGCGTGATGCGGTTCATGCGGGCTGCTCCTGCGGTTGCGGCTGGCGGGCCGCGGGCTGCTGCGGCTCGACCCCCATCTCACGCTCCATCGCCTTCTCGGCGGCCCGCTGCCGGAGCACGACCCGCCAATCGCGGCCACGCTTCGAGCAGACTTCCGAAAGGCTCGCCATGTTGTTCGCCACCATCGCGGCGTCGGCGTCGGCTTCCTTGAGCGGATCGACGTGCTCGAAACCGTCCCACGTCCACGTCCAGTTCCACGCCCCGAACGGCGGGAGCCCCCGCGGGATGATGCCGGCGACCGTGGCCTCGTCGAGCCAGGCCATGAGCAGTGGATCGAGGAACACCCGCTCCATGTCGTTCCGCTCGACGGCGATCCGCTTGCGGTAGACGAGGTAGTCGCCCCGCATGCTGGAGTAGTTCGCGGTTGAGGAATCCATGGCCGCGACGATGTAGGGCATGTCGAGGCAGCGGGCGATTTCGTTCAGGAGCCGACGCACGAAAGCGTCATGCGAGGCCGTCGGGTGCTCGGCCTTCATCTGGACCGGCTCCCAGCCGTCCGGGGCGGCCACGGCCATCCCGCGAACGATCGGCATCGTTTCCAGCGTTTCCAGGGCGGCGGCCCCGGCACCGTCGGCCGGCATGGTCGTCTTCAGGATCGCCGCGAAGTTGGCCGCGGTCTCGGCCGCCGTCACCACCGCCAGCGTGTAACGCCGGAGCAGGGCGAACAGCTCGAGGGCCGGGGCGATCTCCGGCACGCCGCGATGCTGGCCCGGCCGGGTGGCGTGGAACCAGTGGCAGACGTAGTCGGCGTCGACCCAATCGCCGTCCAGCACGAAGCCGGGCGTGAGCGAGCCGGGGTGGGTTTTTGACACCCAGTAGTCGGTCACGTTGCCGTCCTGGTCGAACCGGAGGCCGTCCACGTCCGATTCGGTCATGAAGCCCATCGGCGACATGATCTGGTCGGCCTCGATCAGCTTCACGTCGAGCTGTACGCCGCGGAGCCGGCGGTTGCTGGTCTTCAGGGCGAAGACTTCGCCGTCGCAAATCTTGGCGGTCTTCGCGATCCGCAGCTTGCGGGCGAGGTCGACGTTGACCGACCAATCGTAGACCGCGGTCTCAATCGACCGGACGGCGTCGGGGTTGGCTTCCGGCCCAAGGTCGAGCTGCAGCCGCGGGCCGGTGCCCACGAGGTCGTTCGACCAGGTACTCGCGATGCCGGCGGCGTACGAGTTGTTGCGGGTCTCGTAGCGGGCACGGTTGCGGAGCGTCCGCCGAACGTGCGGCTGCAGGGCCGCGTCGGCCGAGTAGTGGTCGGCGTTGGCCCAGTGCTTCCGGTTCAGGTCGGTCGTCTGTGCCGCGTCATACTTGGCCTGGACGAGCGACGAGAGGGCGGCCTTTTGGGTCGCGATCGTCGCCTCCAGCGAACGCCGGGACGGGCCGAGAATGTTGGAGAGGATGCCCATCAGCCGTTGGCCCCCGGGGCCACGATCTGCGCTCGACGCAGGCAGGCGAACGGCGAGCCGGCCGCAGCCCGGGAGCGGATCACGAAGTCGGCCGCGGCCACCTGCTTGTCAAGCTCGTGCTGCTCGACCTCACCGGCGTCGGTGCGGGCGCGACGCGGCTGCGCGAGATTCGCGGCGATCGCGTCGACGACATCGTTGTTGTCCACACTGGCGCTCCGGTGGCGGGACGCCTTCGGGCGTCCCTATCACCAGTGTACCAATGTTCACATGCGGCCCTGCCGCATGAAGACGATGCCGATGAGCGCTTCGGCCTCGAGGTCGTCGTAGTTGTCGTCGTAGTCGTCGCGCATGGCAGGCTCGGCTCCTGCCATGATTCTACTTGGCCGCCATCGCCAGCCCGACGTTGGCGAGCGCGTAGCCGAACCACGCGATCGCCATGCCGGGCGAGCCCTTGGCGTACTGGTCGCAGGCGACCAGGAGGTAGACGACGCCGACGGAGAGGATGAGAGGGGCGCTCATTTTGTGTTCAGCCAGCCATGGATAATCCCTTGGATGACGGTTTTATTCACGGCTCGGGTGGTGCTAATTACATGGTTCTGTGGCTACTCGCTCGTCTCGGGTGTGGCCGCATACGGGCAATTGACCTTCTGAAACGCCAGAGCGTTCGGGAAGTAAATAAACCGCTGCGTCTCGGTGGCCCAAGGGTGCCGAAACCTAAACACCGTGTCGGCAACGGCAAACCACAAGGCCACCACAAACAACGCAGCGACGATGTATGGATTTAGCCGCCGATCATTCATCGCTCAACCTCGTTTCTCTACGCTCACAGAACCAAGCGATGCAGCGGACGAGCCGCTGATCGCCAGGCGTTCTGTGGGCTACTCGGCCATCTCCCATGACACGCCTGCTTCGTCCAGCGCCGCCTTGACTTGGCTGGAACAAAAAAACCAGCCCGACGCAAAATCTGCTCGCAGCATCGCCGGATTCATTGGGGGCTTCGGAAGCACAACTCTCGCCACAGAACCACCGGATGCAGAAGACGGCTCGGCCGCGTCCTGCGTGTTGTCATCGCTCATGTCTCGCCGCTCCTGATCCTGCGTGTTCTCACTTCGTCCTGACCAAGAGCCCGCGAAGCCGTCCAGCCGTTCTGGCCCACGCATTTGCGTTGGCGTTTTCGTTCGCCTCGCCAGCCACGCCCTCGCACAAAAAGATACCAGCCTCAATCGCCTCCCGCTCCTCGTCGGTGAGCCGCAACCGCTCAATCTCATCCGCCGCCTCGTGGAGCAGCGCCGCACGGTCGATGGCCCGTGCCTGCGTCGCGCTCGCGCGGAGACGTTGCACGAGGTCGGTCACGACGCCACCGGCATCCCAATCCGCAACTCGCGAATGCGAGCCTTGACGTAGGGCGACAGCTCGAGCGACTCGGGTGAGTCATCGCTGCCAGGCGGCTCGCCCTCATCGAGTGTGAACGCCCGATTGAGCCTTGGCCGCTTTGGCAACGCATGCTGCCGCGCGAGCGCGTAGAGCTGCCCTGTCGTGACGCCACACGCGCGAGCCACCTCGGTCACGGTTAGCGAGTGGTTGTTCCAAGAGGCGAACAGCGTCGGCACGTCCACGGCGATGCGCGTCATGGTCAGCCCTCCGCCGCCAGGGGCATGATGACGCCCGTGTACGGCCCGCATCGCAGGAGCACGCGGCTCGCCGGGTCTTTGGCGTAGACATCGACCTGGGGCTCCTCGTCGCCGGGGATGTGATCGAGGAACTGCACGACGTATCGCGGGTCCAGCTTCGTCGCCGACGTTGAACCAGGCGTGACCAAGTCGCACTTCACGCGGCTCTCGCCGTACTCGGAAGACTTCGCCGCGAGTGAAAGCCCGGTCGCCGTCCACGCGAAGTCCACGCCCTTCGACTGCTCGCTCGTCACGATGGCTGCCGCCTCGACGGCGCTCTTGAAGTCAGCAACCTCGAGCACCGTGGGCTCGCCTTCGGGCTCGCCCACCACGTCACGCCACCTCGGGAACTTGCCATCCACGAGCCGGGCCGTGATGGTCACGCCTTCCAGCGAGAACCGCACTTCGGCTGCGTTCGCCTCAACCTGCACGGAGCCGTCGCCGTGAGCCATGCCGGCCGCGATGTTGATGGCCCTGGCCGGCACGATGGTCTGGCTGTCGTCCACCGCCTGGTCGGTCTCGGTCTCCACGCACGAGAGCCGCCGGCCGTCTGTCGCCACCCACGTCGGATTGCCCTTGGTCACGTCGATGAGCACGCCGCCCAAGGCGTAGCGGCTCGACTCGGTATCCGTGGCGTAGGCAGTCGCACGGGCCGCACGAGCGAACTGGTCAGCCGGCAGACGGCAGATGGCACGCAACCCCGTCGGCTCCCATGTGGGGAACTCGGCGGCGTCCTCGGTGGGCAACGTCCACTTCCCGCCTCCGCACTTCACCTGCACGGACGTGCCCTGCGGCGTCAGCGTCACCGTGTCGCCCGTGGCGGCCCGCAGGATGGCGTTGAGCTTCGCCGCCGGCAGCAGCACCGCGTCGCCGTGGTAATCAATCTCACGGTCAATGCGGATTTCGAGGTCCGTCCCGGTGAGCAGCCCGTCACCCAACCTGACGTTGTGCAGGATGGGCTTCGGTGTCTTACCAGGCACCGCCCGCAGAACGTCCGAGAGCGCCGTCCGCAGCGTCGCCGCGTCCAGCGTGATGCCGCCCGTCTTCGTCTTCGTTGCCGTAGTCATTGCGAATCCTTTCGCTTGAGAGCCGATCCCACCAACACGCCCAAGGCGAACGTCGCCGCGAGCAAGAATTGACCGCACGAAATCAGCACAAGGTCGCGGATGCTCACGACGCGCCTCCCTGCTGCATCATCAAGGCGTGGCAATACGCCTCGAGGTGCTCGGCACGGTTCATCGACTTGTAGTTGTCGGTGATGAGCTGCCGTATCGCGGTCGCCGCCATCTCGAGCAGGAGACGGTCGTCATCGCTCACGTCCTCGTCCCACGAGCGATTCGCCAACCGATCGGCCAACACCGAAAACGGCAGCGGCACTGGTTCAAAGTCTTCAGTTGCCACGAAGCACCTCCTCGCCTTCTGGCGTCAACCGCATCGTGCGCGGCGCGTTTTCCACCCACGTCAGCATGCCTTTCTTGCGAAGCGGCAGCAGATGGCACATCGCGCCGTTGGGCGACTTAAAATTGAACGCTCGGCACAACTCGCGCAGCGACGGTGAGAACCCGTGAGCGCCGATGTACTCGGCCGCCCACGCGAGG